GTGGGTACATGTTTTCGGCATAACGCTCTAGGTTATGTTCGTACCTAGCGGATGCCATGTAGTGCTGTTCGGTTGCTGTTTCGTCACCATCTTGCCATGCAAGATAGTCCATCTTGTATTCGTGAGAGGCAACGTATTGGTCTTCTACCTCTGCCAATTTGTTCATGAAGTCTTGTTCATCCTGAAATGGTTGTTCCAACCATGCATCGTGATTACGCATTATTTATTCCAATCTGTCGGGATAGGGAGTTCTATCTCGTATTCAGCATCATAGTTGGGAACGCCATTTACTACGGGATAAGCCAAGCAACGGAGTTCGGTGAGGTCACGACTGACAAAGTTGAGGTCTACCCTGTCGCCAAATGCGTACCAGTAGTCAAACTCGTCAATTAGATACATTTCTGCGTAGTCAGGGTCAATGCTTTGACGGTACTCCTCCATCATGTCATCTAACTTTTCTGTAATTGCATGCTCAATAGCGAACGCTGTGATTTGCTCAAGGTTGCGCTGAATGTAATGGAATGTGTCGTTGTATTCTTGCGGTGTCATATCTATACCTTACTAATTGTTGAGTGTTTCTAAAGCATGGGCTTTCATTGCGCTACGCACGTGGTATTCACACAGTTGGGCTTTTTCCTGCCACCAATCTGAAATAGCATCCCATAAGTCGTTGTCATCTTTGTAATGCTCTTCGTCAATGCTTATTTCTTCGCTTTGTGCATGAACCATCAGCCCATTTGTGTACCCAGCACATCCAGCAAAGCCCATGCTTTCCTCAGTAAACGTAAGAATAAATGTAAGGTCAGGGAATTGCATAGAAATATGACCAATACCATTTAATGGTGGTGACCATGCACTATCAAAGCGAAAGCATGCATGACCATTATTACGAGTAGATAGATACGTTTCTTTATCTGCCCACTTGGTTCCCCAGTTGTCAATGTTCCATTCATACCAAGCATCACCAATGTCTGCTGGTGTTGGAAAAAGGTTGTTGAGGATGGCGTATTCGCAGTCTTCGTCTAACTCTTCGTTGTTAGATTTCACCTTGTTAATGAACTCTTGTACTTTTGTGTCGTCACCCTCAACGCAGAGGGAATTGCTTGTCCAGTTTAGCACGTTGTTTCCTTTATTTAGTTTCTTCTTTGATTTTTGATGCAATTTGCAGAGCATCGTTAATGTGCTCCCACATCTTGTTGTGTAGTGAGTCATAACTGTCTTCTTGACGAGTCATCAGAGTATAGGTAACTGACTCTAATGCCTCTAGTGCATCTACAAGTTCAGAGAAATCTACGAACTCGTTAATTATGAATGTTTTGTTTGCCATGAACTCAATGTATCATCAGCACCCTCAATCTAAGGGATGGGGTCTCATGCCTTAGACCGAGACCATTTGTGCAATGATGTGAACAACGAAGGAGAACCATGAACGGTATTACACCAAGGCAACAACGTGACTTACGTGATGCATTAGAGCAACGCACTACACCATTGGAAATGGTTGGATGCATTGACCAATGGATTAGTTCTAATGAACTAGACAAACTGACATTTAAGTCAGCATCTAATTTGCTTGATTACTTGGCGTATCTACCTGTAGAGCGCACACCTGCACTTGCACACATTCCTGAAGAGGCAACACGCATCATTGTAAATACTGCCAAAGGTAAGTGCCACTTATGCAATGAAATAGTTCTTGCTGGGCAGGGGCATAGGGTGTTTATGAATGGTGCATGGTCAGTTTTCCATGCCGTTGATAATTGTTCGTCTGTTACTGTCGTTCCTGACGTTACGTATTCATCCGAGTTGCGTTCTGCACTTGATGAGTTTGTACAAACGTTAGAGAAGGTGGAGTCACCTATCATTCCTGACAACGAGTTATTTACTTTGTCAAATGCTAAGGACTTTGACATTGACATGTCGCTTGACCTCAAATTACCAATGCTGGGTTATCAAAAAGCCGCATTTGAGTTTGTACGCCGTACTCGCCGTACATTGGTTTGCCAAGACATGGGCTTGGGTAAAACACCCATTGGTATTGCTGTGGCAAACCTTGCAGTAAAAGAAAAGCACAAGGTCATGATTTCTGTACCACCCAATCTTGTATACCAATGGAAGTCAGAACTAAAGAAGTTTGCCCCTTGGTTAAAGGTGGCATTCATTAAAGGTCGTAAGACATACCGTTTGCCTAAGTGTGACGTACTGTTAGTACCGGACTCAATCATTGAGGCTTGGCAGAATGTACTTGCTGGCAAGTTCACTAGCATTGTCGTAGATGAGGCTCACCGTTTTAAGACTGAGAACAGTAATCGCACTAGGGGCTTGGCTCTTATCGCATCACAAGTTCCCAAAGATGGGTATTGCGTGTTGCTATCGGGAACCATCATTCCTAATCGTCCCTCAGAGTTTATTTCACCGTTAAAGATTATTGGCAGGCTTGACCCTGTGTTCGGTACAAAGAGGCAGTTCTTAACTCGCTACTGCGATTACAAGATTGTCAATGGGTTCCCTAATACCAGTGGTGCATCCAATACAGCAGAACTCAATGAGATACTGCGTTCTACCGTTTATACACGTACTCGCAAAGTAGATGTATTGGAAGATTTACCACCCAAGCGCCGTGCGCAGTTGGACGTTGAGTTATCTGAAACATCCATGAATAAGTACCGCAAGGCTGAGGAAGACTTCCTTGCTTGGGTAATGGAGAACTATGGCAACGATGCGTTTCTAGCCGCAAGTAAGGCTCCTGTTATCACAGAGATAAATAAACTCAGGCAATTACTTGGCGAAGCCAAGGTAGAGCCAGCCTGCGCACACATTCGTTCGCTGTTGGAGGCTGGAGAACAAGTCATTGCATTTGCGTACCACTCCAATGTCATCAACGCTCTCAAAGAGCATTTTAAGGATGATGGAGTTGTCGTAGTTGCTGGTGGCATGACTGCTGAGGCAAAGGACAACGCCGTAAATAAGTTCACCAACGGTGAGGCTCGTCTGTTCATTGGACAGTATGACGCATCAAGCGTTGGACTCAATCTCCAATGTGCCAGCCACGTGGTCATGGTAGAAGTACCTTGGTCACCCAGCGTTGGCGCACAGGCAGAGGACAGGGCATGGCGCTATGGCGTGAAGAACGCTGTGGTGGCATGGTGGCTAACAGCCATTGACCCCAACGCACCAACCATTGACGCTCGCATGTGGGCAATCTGCAATGCGAAGCAGGAAACTATTTCTGCCTGTCTTGATGGTTGGGGTGAGGACATGGGCGCAGAGGCTGGTAGTGTGACAGCCCTTCTCCTTTCGGAGATGCTGGGGTAAGACCCCATCCCTTAGATACACGACCTAGCAACTAAAGTAACAACAACAGGGGCAACGCCCCACTAAGCATAAGGAATAAGCAATGAGCAAAGAGTCATCTCGCACTCTAAATACCCAAACCCTAATCGGGAATGTTGCCAAGCGTGGATATAACGCATGGCACTACCGTGCAGAGTCACAGGGTGATGAACCAAACCACTATGACGGTGCAATCCCCATCGCAGACGTTGAGCGCCGTTTGTTCTTCTGGAATGCTGTTGAGGCACCAGTATTCGTAGGTGTTCGTGATGATGAGGGAAACATCATCCGCTACATTGAGCAGACTGACCGCAAGGCAATCATGCGTGACGACAACCAGCACGTCATGGGAATGTTCAAGGACACATACGCCATCCACCAGTATCGCAAGACGTTGCTAGAGAACGTTGGCAACATCATTGACGATAACCAGTTGGTTGTGGACTCTGCTGGATGTCTGCGTGAGGGTGGAATTGCTTGGGTAGCAGTATCCATGCCTGACAACATTGAGACCACTGCTGGATTCCCTGTACGTCCAATCTTGTTGGCAACCACTAGCCACAACGGAACAATCGCCACCACCTACAAGCAGGTGTACAACGCTCCAGTATGTGACAACACATTGTTCGCAGGACTTGCCACAGATGGCGCACAGTTCAAGGCTCGCCATAGCAAGCACAGCGATATGAAAATCCAGTCCATCCGTGAAGCATTGGACATCGTATTCACCATGAGTGAAGACATCATCGCAGAGATTGAGCGTTTGTCTAACATCACCGTTAGCAACAGCGAGTGGGATGCCATCGTAAACCGTCTCATCCCTGTTGGTGAAGAGGGCAAGGTTGCTCAGTCTGCTATCTCAAAGATGCAGAACAAGCAGGATGCCATCCGCAAGATGTACGTGTCTGACCCAATGGTTGCACCTTGGACAGGAACAGCATTGGGAGTCGTGCAGGCTTTCAACACCTTCCAGCACCACGTTGTTGGTGACAACAAAACACGTGCAGAGCGCAATGCGATGAACTCCATCAACGGAAAAATCCAACAGGCTGACGCCAATGTGTTGAGTGTACTCAACGAATTGGTATTGGTATGACAGAAGTAATGGGTAGGGAGATGGGGGTAGACCTCATCTCCTTTCCCACTCTTCGGCACGTTATGAAGTTGGATTGGAGGGGACAAGCCATGTGTGGCAGGCTCCCCAAGTCCACTTTCTTTGAGTACAACACGCTGGGCATAAAGAAGAAAGAGAAAGAACGGCGTATTAAGGTAGCCATGAGCGCCTGCAATGCTTGTCCGGTGCGTGATAAGTGTTATGAGTTTGCTGTCCTGAACAATGAGCCATATGGCATTTGGGCAGGAACCTTTCCTGAAGATAGGCGCAAGTTGTTTGCGTCTTTCAGGAAGACAGGGATTTTAGAACCTCTGCTAACTGCTTAGTACCGACC